GTAACGCTTTGATTGCACAAGCGAAATCACTAACCTTAAATAACTTAGAAACCTCTTTTACTCGATAATAATTATTATCGCTGGATGCATTAAGCCAGAAAGATTTGAAGAGATTATCAGGCATTAAGATTTCAGCAGCAACTTTATTACAAAAAGATTCTATGTTTTTTTCTGTGTCCCACCCAGAGACTCCATCGACTCCAAGCCAAAGATGAGCCACCTCATGAAATAATGTAAATACCTGCGCAGATAACGCGTCCGAGCTATTTACAAAAATGATCGGAGCAACGCTATCAGATATACAGAAACCACGAAACTCTCGCGTGTCAAGTTTTCTTTTATTATTATTACCCACAACACCATTCTTGAAAACTAATACGCCAGTGTCTTCTATTAATTTTGCCACTTTAGAAAAATAGCTCTCAAAAGTGACATTTTTTATCTCTTTTTGTATATCAAAATGTATTGTGTTTGCTATGTCTGTAGCAACAACCTTATAATTTAATTTTCTATTAAATTTAAATTTACCAATAAAATCGAGTGGATCATCATTACCATTTTCTCTTAAATAGTCTTTGTACCACTCAAGTTTATATTCTATATCATAGTAAACATCAAAAAAATCTTTTCCTAACTCACGGCTATTTATAGCTTGCCTTAAGTCAGGGATCTTGGGTTTGGCTGGAGTTGGTGGCGTTTCAAGAAATAAAAAACCGAAAGGGATTCCTCCAATTTTTGCCAGTTTTTCTGCTGCGGATTTACTTACCACTCCGTTAAGAAATTTATTAATCTTTTTGGGCATGACTTGGTCAGCAAGAGTTTCGATAGAAACTCCTTGAGAATTTGCTATCCAATCAATCATCTTCCTAGACAATTGAAATTCAACCGCTGCCATGTTATCACCTAGTTAAAAAAAACTATTATTCAACAATTATTGTTGTGCACCTGATAGCTAACGTCAAGCCTAATTTATTGCCTTACTACAGTAAGCTGAAAAGCGAAGTGCATAATTTTGTTCTGATTTCTACCCATGCTTTCTATATGTCTGCGGCATGCTCCCGATGACTTTCCCGAAGATGAACACGCGGTTCATCTCGTCTTTCTCGATCGGGTCCCACGGTGAGTAGCTCTTGTTATCAGAGATAACCAGCAGCTTATCCTTCATCATTTGCAGGCGTTTTACATGGGCGGTGTCGTCATACAGAAACGCATAGATACCATCACCGTCGAAAGATTTAACCGTGATATCAACGAACAGCAGATCACCTGGTTCGATCGTTCCTGACATGCTGTCACCACGCACGTTAATGATGCGGATATTTTCCGCCTTCCTGCCATCGAACATGTGACGAGCATCGTCAAACGAGTATTCAACCGAGCGTAGAACTTCTACAAACTCACGGTTGATTACACCCGGCCCGGCACTGACTTCTATATCAAGAACGTCAATTTTGAAGTATTTGGAATGGCTGACAGCAGGCTTCCCTGATTGTTGACCGTCATTTCTCATCGGGCCTATGCCTGAAGAGAGCCATTCTGTTCGAACACCCAATGCATTAGCTATTTCAACAATTTTTGTTGAGCCGCGCGCGTTGCCGCTTGTCAGTCTCCAGATTGTGGGTTGAGCTACGCCAGACGCCTTTGCAAGAGCGCCTTGAGACATTCCAGATTGTTCCATCGCTAGATTTAAGCGATCAGCAAGAGTTTCTTTTTTCATAAGTTTTAATTTATACGCTTGCGTATTGATGGTCAAAACACGTTTTGCTATTGCTTGGATTAATACGCATTGCTATTATTCATTCATTGCAATACCAATAGGAATTGATAATGACAAATCAAACCATTCAACTCGCAATCAGTATTACAGGCAGTCAAAAACGACTGGCAGATCTATGCGGTGTAGCCCAACCCACAGTTTGGCGTTGGCTACACGGTGGCGGAATTGATGCCCGCTATGTAATGAAAATTGTCTCAGCCACTGGTGGAAAGATTAAACCAGCAGATATTCGTCCCGACCTCGCACCATTGTTTAACGCGAGTAATTCTGCCGCCTAAACTGCGGCGTTAACTGATAAGGCAATGACTATGCAACCACTTACATACCAACAGACTAGCGGATTTAGCCCGACTGCGGTGATAAATCGTTCTCAAACAAAACAGGTGGCAGGCCACGAAAAAATCCGTGATGCCGTCCGCGCCTGGTCGGCTGTAGATAATCAGGATGTCGTTGCCACACTCATTGTGAATGAGTATCGGGAGCAGGGCGGCGGCACCATCGATTTCCCTGATGATGTCAGCCGTGCACGCCAGAAGCTGTTCCGCTTCCTCGATAACAAATTCGATTCTGAAAAATACCGAAATAACGTGCGTGAACTGACCCCGGCAATTCTGGCGGTACTACCGCTGGAATATCGCAGTTACCTGGTTGAGCAGGATAGCTTCATGGCTAGGTTGGCTGAAATGGAAAAGGAACTCAGTGAGGCAAAACAGGCTGTCATTCTCAACGCACCACGCCACCAGAAACTGAAGGAAATTAGTGAAGGTATTGTATCGATGTTTCGTGTGGACCCGGATCTGGCTGGTCCATTGATGGCGATGGTTACTACCATGCTGGGGGCGATATGACAGGTTCAGAAATGGCGAAAGCCGGTCTGCTGGAACAGAACCGACTTTCAGGTGCAAATCGTAACACACTCATTGCGGGAGGAATTATGGCAAACACTGCTGAGATATTCAATTTTCCAGTGCCGGATGCGGCACAAAAGGAGCCGCGCGTGGCAGATCTCGATGATGGTTATACGCGCATTGCAAATGAGTTGCTGGAAGCTGTGATGCTGGCCGGATTAACACAGCACCAGCTTCTGGTCTTCCTGGCTGTCATGCGCAAAACATATGGCTTTAATAAAAAACTGGATTGGGTGAGCAACGAGCAACTGTCCGGATTGACCGGGATATTACCGCACAAGTGTTCTGCTGCAAAAAGTGTTCTGGTAAAGCGTGGGATTTTGATTCAGAGCGGGCGGAATATCGGTATTAATAATGTGGTCAGTGAATGGTCAACATTACCCGAATCAGGTAAGAAAAATAAAGTTTACCTGAAAGAGGTAAATTTACCTGAATCAGGTAAGAAAAGTTTACCCAAATCAGGTAAAGGCGTTTACCCGAATCAGGTAAACACAAAAGACAAACTAACAAAAGACAATATAAAACCTTTTTCGTCCGAGAATTCTGGCGAATCCTCTGACCAACCAGAAAACGATCTTCCTGTGGTGAAACCAGATGCTGCAATTCAGAGCGGCAGCAAGTGGGGGACAGCAGAAGACCTGACCGCCGCAGAGTGGATGTTTGACATGGTGAAGACCATCGCACCATCAGCCAGAAAACCGAATTTTGCAGGGTGGGCTAACGATATCCGCCTGATGCGTGAACGTGACGGACGTAACCACCGCGACATGTGCGTGCTTTTCCGCTGGGCATGCCAGGACAACTTCTGGTCCGGTAACGTGCTAAGTCCGGCCAAACTCCGCGACAAGTGGACCCAACTCGAAATCAACCGTAACAAGCAACAGGCAGGCATGATAGCCAGCAAACCAAAACTCGACCTGACAAACACTGACTGGATTTACGGGGTGGATTTATGAAAAACATCGCCGCACAGATGGTTAACTTTGACCGTGAGCAGATGCGTCGGATCGCCAACAACATGCCGGAACAGTACGACGAAAAGCCGCAGGTACAGCAGGTAGCGCAGATCATCAACGGTGTGTTCAGCCAGTTACTGGCAACTTTCCCGGCGAGCCTGGCTAACCGTGACCAGAATGAACTGAACGAAATCCGCCGCCAGTGGGTGCTGGCTTTTCGGGAAAACGGGATCACCACAATGGAACAGGTTAACGCTGGAATGCGCGTAGCCCGTCGGCAGAATCGACCATTCCTGCCATCACCCGGGCAGTTTGTCGCCTGGTGCCGGGAAGAAGCATCCGTTAACGCCGGGCTGCCAAACGCCAGCGAGCTGGTTGATATGGTTTACGAGTATTGCCGGAAGCGTGGCCTTTATCCGGATGCAGAGTCTTATCCATGGAAATCAAACGCGCACTACTGGTTGGTTACCAACCTGTATCAGAACATGCGGGCCAATGCGCTGACTGATGCGGAATTACGGCGCAAGGCTGCCGATGAACTGACTTGTATGACCGCGCGAATTAATCGTGGTGAGGCGATACCTGAACCAGTAAAACAACTTCCTGTCATGGGCGGTAGACCACTTAACCGGGCTCAGGCTCTGGCGAAGATCGCAGAAATCAAAGCTAAGTTCGGACTGAAAGGAGCCAGTGTATGACAGGCAAAGAGGCAATTCTTCACTACCTGAAAACGCACCGGACTTTCTGCGCGCCGGATGTAGCTGCGGCAACAGGCGTGACTGTAACCAGCATCAATCAGGCAGCAGCCAAAATGGCACGGGCAGGAATCCTGGTCGTTGATCGCAAGGTCTGGCGAACGGTGTATTACCGGTTCGCTACCAGGGAGGAGCGGGAAGGAAAGGTGAGCACGAACCTGATTTTCAAGGAGTGTCGCCAGAGTGCCGTGATGAAACGGGTATTGATGTTTTGGGGGAGGGGAGGGGTATAAGCGAAACGTTATGAGTGTGTGGGTATTCGTGCCATTGCGATGTGGTAGAGAGTGCTGAGGGCGTCATGGTTGTGTTGCGAAAACTACGTTGCACTTGAGCAGGATCTTGCAGAATTTGAGCGCGAGTTCCGTGTTGCTGATGCGACTATACCCTCGATGTAGAGGAACTTAATTAGCTGATTGTAATTCAATATGCCTACTAAGACCGGTTGGGTATGAACTAGTAAAGGCTGCAAAATCCTATAGAGTGTTAACGCAACCAAAAACGTTAAGCACGGAGAAAAAAATATGGATCCTAAATTACTGTATGCCACGTTTAAACGAAATGACGCACCAGCTTGGCGCTGCCCGAACTGTATGAATGAAACACTGGAGATTGTCGCTGATAGTTTTGTAGAAACTGATTCAAGCGCAACAACTCAGTTTAGAGATGAAGTATGGTTTGATGAGGAAATGTCGGGAGGAGTATTCAGTTGCGTGCTGCGCTGTACCCGCCAAGCCTGCCAGGAGAAGGTTGCTTTGTCTGGGCAGGTTGTTGCTGTAGAATGCTTCAATGACGAAATGACGGAGCGTTGGTATGTTTCTGGTTTCCGTCCTAAGTATTTCTATCCACCACTTCCTCTATTCCTGTTTCCTGAAAAGTGCCCTGAAGATATAGCTGATCTCTTGGCGGAAGTATCAGCTCTGATCCCCTCGCACCCAGCTTCAGCGGTGAACACCATGAGAACCATACTGGAGATGATGCTTGATAGTCTTGATGTACCAAGAGAGAAAACAGTTAAAGGCAAGATAATACGTCTTTCTACGCATGAAAGAATGTAAGCGTCAACGGAGCACCGTATTGACGCTTATTTATTGGTGAGTACTACGTTCCATGGCAGGAGTTCATCAACTCGGTTGGAAGGCCATTCCGGCAGTACGCTCAGGATATGGCGCAGATACGCTTCCGGATCGATACCGTTCAGACGGCAGGTGCCGATCAGCCCGTACAACAGTGCTCCACGCTCGCCGCCGTGATCGCTGCCAAAGAACATAAAGTTTTTCTTTCCGAGACAGACTGCACGAAGCGCTCTTTCCGCAGCATTATTATCCGCCTCCGCCAGACCGTCATCACTGTAATAACAGAGGGCATCCCACTGATTCAGTACATAGCTGAACGCTTCGCCCAGTCTGGATTTTTTCGACAGCGTACAATTCTTCTCCACCATCCATTCATGCAGCGACGTCAGTAACACTTTGCTTCGCTGCTGCCTGACGGCAAGACGCTCTGACT